GTTAAATTTAAAAGTTTATCTAAGTTTATCTAAAGTTTGACTAAAGTTTATCTAATTATTAGCGTTTAGTTAATCATTTAGCCCAGTTAGGCAATGAAAGAATATGTATTTTATTATCAGTTGTATAGCCGTGAAAATTATTTGCTTCCTTGCATTTTTTCAGCGTTTCAATATCGGCTAAATATTCTTGGCGGCCGCGTTCTATTGCTTCGGGGTCAAGTTCATAAAGTTCAACATTAAACGGCGCTTCTTTTTCAACAGCTATAAATATAAACCGTTCGGCTTTTGTTAAGTCCATATAAAACGCCGCTTGAACATGGTACCTGTAATTCCAAACAGATTTGGCAAATTCACCAGGTGCTGAATTAGTTGTTGTTTTAAGGTCGATGCAAACGTTATATTTAGTGTTTAAAAAATCAACTTTGCATTTCGCGTCAAGGTCTTCAATTTTACCAAATATAGGTAATTCCCCTTGGCCTTGTTCTAATAATAATGCAGCCTTTGGATGTGCTAATACAGCGTTTCTAATGTTTACGGCTAATTCATAATCTTTAAGCGATACAAATAATTCTTTGTCTTCATTATCTGCCATAAAAGAATCATAAATCAATTTACCTTCTTTTGTGCGGCGGTCACATTCAGGCATAACGGCGTAATTATCTTGGTTAAACACAACGCTATGAACTAAACTACCTAAGTTCATGGCTGATGTTGGCGCCTGTTTTTCACCTTCTATATAGGCTAAATAGTGCGCGGGTGATTTGTGTACTAAGTCTAAAAGTGACTTACTGATGTACTCAGTTTTACGGTGATACTCTTGGTTTGTCATAAATTTTAAAAATATTTTATTAAATAATAGCACAAATTTAAAAAAGGTTTTTAACTTTGCAATACAATTGAACGAAAAAATAAAAAAATATGCGCTGGTCTGATAAAATAACAGTAACAAATGAGGATAACATGCAGCTAATGGCTCGTTATCCTGATAAGTATTTTGATTTGGCGATAGTTGACCCGCCTTATGGTTTAGGCAAAAAATTAAATCCGAGAGGCGGAATGATAAGTAATAGTTTTAAAGGTATGGGTGAAAATACTTGGGATTCAGAAACTCCAAAAAAAGAATATTGGGAACAATTATTTAGAATTTCAAAAAATCAAATTGTATGGGGTGGTAATTATTTTATTGATTATTTAACACCAACTCAATGTTTTATAATATGGGATAAAATGAACGGAACAAATCCTATGGCTGATTGTGAATTAGCTTGGACCTCTATTCAAAATAAAGTTGCAAGAATTTTTAGAATGCATCATTTTAGCAATGGTTATGATGATAAAATACACCCAACACAAAAGCCTACTAAATTATACAAATGGATTCTTGACAAATACGCCAAACAAGGCGATAAAATACTTGATACGCACCTTGGCAGCGGTTCAATAGCAATAGCTTGCCACGATTACGGTTTTGAACTTACAGCCTGCGAACTTGACGCGGAATATTATGAAGCAGCTAAAAAACGTTTTTTTAATCACTCAGCACAAACAAAACTATTTTAATATGAAAACATTTGAACAGCTATCTATTAGATGCGACATTTTAGGCATCAGTATTTCGGAACTTTGCAGGCGTGCAGATGTTGGGCGGCAAACGGTTGAATATTGGTCTAAGGTTGAACCGCAAACATTGACTATCTATTTTAAACTTATGAATGCTTTAAACCAAATAGAAAATGAACACAATACAGCTAAGGCAATATCAATTGAAAAGCGTAAGCGACATAAGAGGGAGTTACCAACAGGGGAATAAAAAAGTATTATTTGTATTACCTACGGGCGGCGGAAAAACTGAAACGTTCATTTATATGGCATTAGAATCAATTAGCAAAGGTAAGCGCGTTTATTTCTTAGTGCATAAAAAAAACCTTGTTAATCAGATTTCAGAACGTTGCAGGCGATACGGTTTAAAGCATGGATTTATAGCAGGCAATCGACCTAAACAGTATTACATACCTGCACAGGTTTGCAGCGTTCAAAGTTTAAAGAATCGGTTAAATGAAGTTCCACAGCCCGACTTACTTATTATAGATGAAGCGCACCACGCCAACGCGGGAACATGGAAGGATATTTTAGATTTTTACGGCGAAAAGGTTTATGTTTTAGGGGTAACAGCAACACCATGGCGCGGCGATGGACAAGGTTTGGGAGATGTATTTTCTGATTTAGTTTTAGGACCGCTGCCCGCTGAATTAGTGCAAATGGGCAATTTAGTGATGCCTGAGTATTATAACTTCAAACCGTTGGCGGATTTTACAAAGATTAAAAAAGATAAAAACGGCGAATATAAAGCGGATGACCTTTTTAAAGAAATGGACAAACCTGCGATAACGGGAAATGCTGTTGAGGAATACAAACGTTTGGCGCCTGGCGAACCTGCAATATATAGTTGCGTAAATATTAAACATGCTGATAATGTAGCAGCGGCATTTAATGAAGCAGGTTTTAGGGCGGTTTCTATAAATGGAAACTTAGAAGATTATGAAATTAAAAAAGCGTTTGAAGGTTTGGCTAATCGCAGCATACATGTACTAACGTTTTGCGACCTTATAAGCGAGGGCACAGATATACCAGCCGTTAGCGTTGTAGGAATGTTACGCCGTACAATGTCGCTTAGTTTATATTTACAGATAGTAGGGCGTGGATTAAGACCGATGGAAGGTAAACAACGCTGTTTAATACTTGACCACGTTGGCAATCAAAAATTACACGGGCATCCACTAATGACACGGGAATGGACATTGGAAGGGATGCAAAAGCGAAAACGCAAAGATACAGATGAACAGATTGATAATGAATACAAAGACTGTACAGAATGCTTTAGGACTTATGAAAAAACACACGCTGCATGTCCTTATTGCGGTTTTGTTGAACCTATAAAGGTTAGCGAAATTGAACAGGTTGCAGGCGTTGCTGTAAAAGATGAAACAACATTGGATGAACTATTGAAAACAAAACGTACTGAGCAGGCAAAAAGCCGAACACTTGAAGATTTATGGCAGTTAAAAATACAGCGCGGTCACAAAGACAAATGGGTTTATTTTGTATTTGAAAGTAGGGTTTTAAAAGACAAAGGTTCGATTGAATATATAAATAAAAAACATGGACTTAACGCTATTAACCGCGATGATTTAAAAGCTGCTGTATTGCGTAAATGGAACGAATTTTATAAAACTAAAAGAAAATGAAACTAACTGATAAAATAACAGTAACTAACGAGGATAACATGGAGCTAATGGCTCGTTATCCTGATAAGTATTTTGATTTGGCTATTGTTGACCCGCCTTATGGAATAGGAGTTACTAAAAATAAAAGATTAAACAATAATTCTAATAATGATTGGGATAATAAAATACCTTCAATAGAATATTTTAATGAATTATTTAGGGTTAGTAAAAATCAAATAATTTGGGGCGGCAATTACTTTATTGAGCATTTAAAAAATACAAGATGTTATATAAATTGGGATAAATTAAATCATTCAGATACTTATGCTGATTGCGAAATGGCTTGGACTTCTTTTGATGAAAATGCAAAAATATTTAAATATATGTGGGATGGAAATAGATATGGATTTCCAAACTTAATACAAGGTGTAGGTAAAAAAAGTATAAGAATTCACCCAACACAAAAACCTGTATCATTATATCATTATTGTTTAACAAACTACGCCAAACCAAACGATAAAATACTCGATACACATTTAGGCAGCGGAAGTATTGCAATAGCCTGCCACGATTACGGATTTGAACTTACAGCGTGCGAATTAGATACTGAATACTATGAAGCCGCAATAAAACGAATTAACAACCATATTTCACAACAAAAACTATTCTAATGGGAACTAAATGGAAACCGCACGAAATAGAACTATTAAAACAGCACTATTCAGACAAAACTATTAAAGAATTATGCGAAATTTTGAAACGTTCTGAAAGGTCTATATATTCGCAAGCTGATGTTTTAGGTCTTAAAAAGTCCGATGAACATAGAAAAAAATTACTTAAATTAGAAGCTGAAAGGTTAAAAAGTTTTGGCAATGAATCACGATTTCAAAAAGGTAATAAGCCGTGGAATAAAGGCGTAAAAGGTTACATGGGTGCAAATGTTACAAGTTTTATAAAGGGTAATAAACCGCACAATACAAGACAAGTTGGCGATACCAGGATAGATGGAAAAGATATGTTTTTGCTTGTTAAGGTAGCCGATAAGCAATGGATTAGAAAAGAAATTTTAATTTGGGAATCAGTACATGGTAAAATACCTAAAGGGCATGTAATAAGGGTTAAAAATCCAGCATTAAATAAATATGATATAAATAATTTAATGTTGATTACACATGCTGAAAACATGCTATTAAACACAATACACAGGCATCCGAAAGAATTACAACAAGCAATTAGAACATTAAAAAAACTTAAAAAAGCAATCAAAAAGTATGGCACGAAACAAAATTGAAGACCTTAGAAACTTGTTATTCGAACAAATCGAAAAGCTAATGGATGATGAATCTGATGTTGAAAAAGAAACTGCAAAAGCTAAGGCAATATCAAAACTTGCAGATACAATAATTCATTCAGCAAAAGTAGAAATTGATTTCTTAAAAATGATGGGTAATGAAGGCACAGGAACTGGCTTTATACCCGTTGAAAAAAAACAGTTAGCATGAAACACATAATTCTATTTACAGCACTTATAGCAGCTATTATTTACGCTGGCAATAAACCGAAACCGAAACCCGAAGTAATAATTAAAACCGTTTACATAACCCGTGACACATGCGATACAGACAGCGATTTTATAAATGCCATTGGCGAAATTGAAACGCTAAACACAGATTCACTTATAGGTGATGGTGGTCGCGCTTATGGTAGGTATCAGATGCATGCTGTTTGTGTCAAAGGTTCAGGATTGCAAGATTTACTAAATTATCAGCACAAAGATATGTTTGATTCTATAAAATCCGACCACGTATTTTGGGCAGCTATGGGCGTTCATTGTTATACATACGCTATGAAACACGGTAAATATCCAAATTTAGGTGAACTTGCACGTATGTGGAACGGCGGCCCGAATGGACATAAAAAACAAAGTACATTAAATTACCTTAAAAAATTTGAACAATGCCTAAGAAAAAATTAACAGATTACGAAATTCTTTTAGAAATTTACAGACGCGTTTATGCAGTTAGCGAACCGCCTGCAGATTTTGACCAGTTAGTAGCAAATGCCGAAATTAACGAATTAGGGCAAAAAGTCATAAAGTATTTAGATTATGAATGTGATGATGATGTAATGAAGCAAATTTGCGAAAAAACATTAGATGAATCTAAAGTCAAAGGATGGAAGCGAAAGCAATTTTTTAACAGTTTTTGGCTTGGATGTTCACCAAAAAGTAAAAAAAGATTACCATGAGCGGCGGCACATTTAATTACATGCAGCACGGAATTCGTGATATTTACGAAACAATTGAATATCATTTAGAAATTCAAGGTAAGGAAACAGAATACGGCGGCGAATATCCAATATTTGAACAACAAGTTTTAAAACAATTGCAAGATGCTGTTGAATGCTTAAAAAAGGCTTATGTTTATGCGCACCGTGTTGATTGGTTTTTAGCTGGTGACGATGGCAATGAAAATTTTCTTAAGCGATTAAATGAAGAATTAAACGAATTATGAAAGAACAAAACCTATACAAAGCCCTGCAAGCTAAACATAGTAAACAAGGCATATTATTTCGTAATAATACGGGCACAGCATACCAAGGCAGGCGCGGACTTATTAACGGCATGATTATGCTTTCAGACCCTAGACCTATAGCGTTCGGTCTTTGTGTAGGTAGTTCTGATTTAATTGGATGGACTGAAATAATTGTAACACCTGATATGGTAGGGCAAAAAATAGCTATATTTACCGCTGTTGAAGTTAAAAACGAAAAAGGAAAAGCAACAAAGGAACAGATTAAATTTTTGCAGGCAGTTAAAAATGCAGGCGGCATAGCAAGATTAACAAGATATATTGATAACGAATTTAAAAATGATGAGATATGAATAATGAAACAAAAAAATTACAAAGCGGATTAAGAATTTTGCATATTTTATCACCTGTAAAATGGAATGGTGATACTTTTAATGCTAATTCAGATGCTAATTGGAAAGTAGCAGAAAAGACTATTAGATTTTTGCCTAATTGTCATCACTATATTTTAGTGCCACATAACCACAATATAAAAATACAGCAAGAAAATGTATCTTTCATTAAATATGATTACCCTAAAAGTGTTCAGTTAAATAGAGGGATGTTTGATTATAGACAAATAAAGTTTGATTTTACTAAATTAGATGTAGATTTTGTTTTTAATCACCAACCAGAATTAACTTATAATATTCATCAATGGTTACACACAAATAGATATTATGAAGATGTAATTTATTTTGGTTTTTACCATTGGATTGACTGCAAACAAAGCAGAGGTAGTGTAAGTGGATGCCCTTCATTTTATATGAGGCAATTAGAAAGTATGCACATTTTAGATGCAAATTTTGTTCATTCAAATATTAGTTTAGAATATTTAAAGGGTAATTTTAAAGAATTTGATTGTTCGCATTTAATTAGCAAAGTTTATGAAATGCCTTTAAGCGGTAGGTTAGATGTTGAACCAACACCATTTAATTTGCCCAATAAAAAAATACTTTTATTTAATCATAGATGGACAGAAAGTAGTGGTATAAAAAGAATGATGGAGTATATAAATAAATTAGATGATAGTTATTTAGTTTGGATTACAGATGAAAATTGTGATGTTAAAAACGATAAATTTATAGTTAAAAATTTGTCATATTCAGACTATGCTTATTTAGTAGAAAATTGCTATGCTTCAATATGTTTTATAGATGGCTATACTACATGGAATTTAGCCGTACAGGATGCTATAATAAAGAAAAGACCAAGTTTATTTTATGAACATAAAACAATTAGAAAAGTAGTTGGTGAAAATTATAATGGAGGATTTAAAAACTTTAATGAATTTAAACATATTTTAGAAACAAATACTGTTGATGATTTTAATAATAGTATTATATTAGAACACGACTTTATTTTTGAATTACAATTAAAAACAGCTATGTTAGAACATTGGAAAGATACTGCAAAGAAACCAAAAGATGCAGATGCTTGGATTGATTGTATTAAAAATGGTATAACAGATAAAAAATCTATTTGCACAAAAGTAAATCCAAAAGTAAGGTTAAACGGAACTGCACATTTTATTAGAAGAAACTTGTTAAATAATGGAATAAGTGATGATATAAAAAAACCTTATACTGAATACTTTATAAAGGGAAATAATAATACGATAAAACACGATTTATTTAGTAATATATAATAAAACCTAAACTTATGACTAACGAAGCCGAAAAACTACTTGAAGATTTAAAACAGGAAGCTATTAAAATGGATGCTTGGTTTAAAGATGATACTAAGCGCCAAAATTACAGGCAATTAAAAGAACGGCAACTTTTGACCCTACAAAATATTATTATTGCACTTGAAGAAAAAGAACAAAGTATTTTTGAAAAGTCTATAATTTTTCCGAATAGCAAAGACTTAGAACAGGTCATTTTAGGTGCTATATTAGTAGACAATAACGCCCGCGATAAAGTTAATTTTTTAAGTCCTGAGCACTTTTATTTTGATAATCACAAACTTATTTTTGAACTTTGCCAATCGGTCGAAGTAGTAGATATAATTTCCGTGGCTGAAAAACTTAAATTCCGTTGCGGTGGCCCTGCTTATTTGGCTGAATTAACAAACCGTGTTGCAAGTGCTGCAAATTTAGAATACCATGCACGAATACTAATTCAAAAGCATGTACAGCGCGAATTGATAAAAACGGCTGTTGAAATGATAAACACTATAATGGCTGATAGTGAAGATGTTTTTGAAACGGTGCGCGGGCTAATGCAAAATATTAAAAAATTTAATGTAGGCAAACAAATAGTTAGACAATGAAAATATTAAGTTTTAGCGGTGGCAGAACATCGGCCTATATGCTTGCTAATTATGAATTTGATTTAGCTATTTTTTGTAATACAGGCAAAGAAGCTGAAGGCACTTTAGATTTTATTAGAAAATGTGGCGAATTTTATGATAAAGAAATAATTTGGCTTGAATATAATCCTGAAAATAAAAATAAGTTTGATATTGTAAATTTTGAAACAGCATCAAGAAATGGAGAACCTTTTGAAAAATTGATAATTAAAAATAAATTTTTACCTAATCAACAAATGAGATTTTGCACAGTTGAAATGAAGGCAAAAACTATAAAAAGATATTTAAAAAATTATTTAAAATTAGATATAAGTGATGTTGAAATGATTTTAGGAATAAGAGCAGATGAACCAAATAGGTATTATAAATTAAAAGATTCTAATATAAACGGATGGGAAAATGTAATGCCTTTATTTAAAGCTAATATAACTAAAAAACATATTTTTGAATTTTGGAAAAAACAACCTTTTGATTTAAATATAAATTCGCATGAAGGAAATTGTGATTTATGTTTTTTAAAAGGTATAACAAAAAAAATTGAACTTTTAAGACAAAATCCAAAAGTTGCTGATTGGTGGATTGAAATGGAAAAAAATATAAATGCTACATTTAATAAAAATTATTCAGTTAGTGAATTATTAAAAATGTCTAAAGAGCAGTTAAATTTATTTGATAACGATATTGAATGTTTTTGTAATATAGATTAAATCATAAGACAATGAAACAGGACAAACCAATAGACTGGGAACAAAAACCCAAACAAACTCCAAAGAAGCCGAAAGCAGAACGCGCAACAGCCGCAGCACCTGAAACAGATAAAAAAGGCTTTATAGGTGGGTATTTTCGGCCATTAGGTTGGGGCATTGAAGACGGGCAAATGCTTTATTATTTTTATATTCGTTCGACAATGTCGATAGTAAAGTATAAAGCTGCTGCAATAAACAAGGCTAATTTATTGAGCATTGCACCACTTGAATTTTGGCTTCTATCTTTTCCAAACCGCGACAGTAGTAATTACGATGTTACCACGGCAGCGGATTATCTTATAAATTTTTGCAACCATGTAGGATTTTACAATACTGAAAACATACGCGGTCGCGGTGCATGGCAAGAAAAAAACGGCGTTGTATTTCATGCAGGCCAACAGCTTATACAGGACAAAAAGCGCTACAACCTTGGCGGATTAGATACTAAATATAGCTATGTATATAATAAGGCTATTGATATGCCTATTGAAGCGCCTTTGCTACCAACAGAAGCGGGAATGCTTCCAAAGATATTAAATAAGCTAAATTGGCAAACTAAAGCCGATGCAATATTTTTATCAGGTTGGTTAGCTTTAGCGCCTATTTCTGGTATCTTAAAATGGCGTCCACACATTTGGATTACAGGCCCGCGCGGTAATGGCAAATCATGGGTATTAGAAAATATAGTAAATGAAATTATAGGCAATATTGCAGTAAGTGTACAGGGCACGGCGGCAACTGAGCCAGCAGTTAGGCAAAAACTAAATAGCGATGCTTTACCGGTAACAATTGATGAAGGTGAAGGAAATGATGAACGTGCGGCACAAAGAATGCAAGAAATAATAGGATTAGCTAGGGCGGCAAGTTCTGAAAAATCGCCCGCTATTGCAAAAGGTGGCAAAGATGGAAAGGCTATTGATTATTTTGTGCGAAGCTGTTTTTTATTTGTAAGCATAAATCCGCAGTTAGTTAATGATTCTGATAAGCGGCGTTTTTGTGTTTTGGAATTAAAGAAATTAGCAGACCCGAAAATGTTTAATGAAGTTGAAAAGCTAAAGAATAAAATAATATTTGAAGACTTTGGGCCACGTTTTCAGGCGCGAATGTTAAACTTAGCTGATAACATACAAAAAAGCATAAAGCTATTTACACACGCTGTATCGCTTATAACAGAGGATAGGGCAGTAGGTGACCAATTCGGGGCACTTATGGGCGGTTGGTGGCATACGTTGCATGATGACCCTGTAACGCCCGAAGTAGCATTAGAAGAAGCGGCTACTATTTTAGACATGCGAAAATATGAAGAAGACAAAGAAGACCTAACAGATGAACAAAGATGTTTGCAGCAAATTTTAAGTCAAGAAATACGTATAGAAGCTGAAAATTACGTAGGCACAAAAACAGTTGGTGAACTTGTAGAATGCGCACACAATTATCAACCAAGTGTAAGACCATCGCAAGCAGAGGCAAACGAAAGACTAATGCGTTTAGGTATTCGCGTTATTGGTGATGATTTATTGATACTAAATAATTCAGTTTTTGTAAAAAAAGTTTTGAATAATACGCCCTGGCAAATATCATGGAATACTATCTTATTAAGGCTTAAAGGCGCATCACGGCGAAGTAATACGCGATTTGCGGCTGGTATGTCGGGGCGTTGCGTTTCAATAAATTTAAAAAATTTATAAAAATTTTTATAAAAAAACTTGTTTTTATAAAAAACCGTTGTATCTTTGTATCACAATTGATTTATAACACAACAAAAAAACTTCAAATTATGACAACACTACTTAATCAATCAGCACCTATTTTTTGGAAAGGCAAAATTTGCAAATTTATTAAATGGGAAACTTTAAATTTTGGCGGTATGCTTAAAATAAAAGTTAATAAAAATTTTATTGAAGTAAACATTTCAGAACTATCAAACTAACTACCAATTATGAAAACAACAATTCAAAAGTATTATGATGCTTTATGCGATTTAAGAAATTTTCAAACAATAAGCCATCCTCAATCTTTTACTAAAGAAAGAAAAATTGGAGAAAGATTTATTAAAACTTGCATAGAATTAGATTTAATTACTAAAATTAGTTCTAAAAATTATAAAATAAATAATTTTAATCCAACTATATCATTAGCAAATAAAATTAAAAATATTATGTACAATTATAATAATAGTAAAAGATTAAAACAGCAAAATATTATAAAACCAAAAGGTCCATTATTGCAGCAATTATTTGATGAAGTTGAATCTGATAAACTTAAAGAAGCTATTGAAATAGTAAAAAAAGCAGGATTAAAAGTATTGAAACCAGTAACTGAATTTATAGAACTTTAACAAACTTCAAAACTAACTACCAATGGAACTAAAAATGTATTTATCTTATGATGGCACTTTAATGATTCATCAAAGAAATTCAGCAGGCAAAGACTTATTTTTTCAAGTCGATATTTCGCGCGGTTACAACACCAACTTTTCGGATTTTGATGGCGAATATGAAGATGAATCCGACTACATAAAAGACATGAAACAATCTATTGCTAACCAATTTAACTTAGAACAGGAATCATGATAGTTCAAACACAAATAACCGAATATGATAATGATAATAAAGAATATATTATCGACATAACAGCTGAATATTACGAATATGAAAAAGGCAGCCGCGATAGCTTTGGCGTACCTTTAGAACCTGATTATGGTGCTTATTTTGTTATTGAGGACATTATGATAAATGGTAAAAACCATTCGCTTAATGAAGTCGCATTGCTTTTAGATTATTCTGTTGATTATGTTAATGATATTATTCAGGAAGCATTGAGCGATAAAATAGAATCTGACTTATACTCTTATTATGACAACCAAATTGAAGACTATTATGAAAACAATTATTATTAGCGCCTGTTTAGGCTTATTATTTGGCTTAACAGCTGGTTTAACACTTGAAAAATTATATCTTATGTTAGCACTTGCATTTATTGGTGGCACATGCCTTGGAATCGGTTTAATATTGTTAATTGAAAAAAAGAAATAATATTTTTATTCAAAACAAACATACTATGAAAACACTAATCTTAATATTAA